GTCTTGGTGGCCGTTGATGAGCTTCTTGGCATATGCAGGCGAAGCCGACGTGCCCACATGAACAGGCTCGCTGCCATCAGCTGGGTGGAAATGCACATGCATCCGTCCCGATGACTCGCGGAGCATCCCGGTGCCAGACTTATCACCGACGTGGGACGTCACGAACTTGCCGTACTTCCCCGCAGGGAACACAGCCTTTTCGATGCGCTGGAACCCCGCACGAACAACGTCCTCGACGAACTCGACGACATCCTCGAACTCCAGCATGGCGCGCTCTCGGTTGCCGAGCTGAGGCACCAGGGACTTCGCCATGTCACGCGTGCTCGGGTTCGAGCACGAACAGACCTGCGCATCGAAGTTCGACGGTGCAGCCATGCCATACGACTGGCCATGACCTTGATGAAGGCGGCACATCGTCCGCTGCATCTCCATGTACCGGTCGTAGTAGCTCTTGACGAGAAGGGAGTGACCCTCGTTGAGCTTCACTTCCTGGAACTTGACCGGGCGAGTCGAGCCTGATCCATAGAGATCTGAGACGAACTGCGTCTCAACCTCTCGGGCCTGGACGGAGTGATTGCTCATGTCCGGCAGGTACTTGCCCGCGCCGCGCGCGATCGGAGCGAACCCAATATCTTGTGCGTCACCATCTCCGCACATCCAGGGCTTCGTGCCGATCGTGCAGATGCCGGTACGGCCTCCTTGCCCATCGAAGTGAAGGCAGCCAGAGCACTTTGGGTTTGGTTGAACTTCCTGTGCGACGCGGCCGGGAAATCCACCACTGATCACTGTTCCTGCTGCCATGTGGGTCAGCCTACCAGCGAGTCCAGTAGACCGTCCAGCATGGTGTCCGCCTCAGGCACGTCACTTGAGTCATCGGGTGGTTCCTCTGGATCACCCCTGAGTGCTCGTTTTCGCTTCCAAGTTGCGCTGATCTTCATGGCAGCGACCCGCTTCACGATTTGACGCCGACGAGCCTTACGGGCCTGCTCGGTCATCTACAGGGCATCACCAACGATCGCCACAAACACCTCTGCGGGATCGGTTGTAGAAGCGTTTCCGAAGTGGAGTGAGGTGATCTTCCCACGCCACAAAACCACCCCAGGTTGGTCAAATTTCTGAAGAGTTGACAGCACTTGGCTGTTAACGGTGGCTGGGGTCATGATGACCGGGACGGCGGGGGAGCCGGTCCCGTTTAGCTTCACCGTGATGTCCTGGTAGGCGATGATGAACACCATCGAAGCAGCCGTCACCCCACCAAAGTCGAAGACCACATCCGAGGCGCTTGGCGGCAGTACGAGGCGTGAGGATTGGTACAGGGAGCTTGTGGTGGAGTCGGAGTCATCGAAGCTCGTGAACTGTTCGAGCAGCTTGTGGCGTTGGTCCGAGTCCTGGGAGATGAGGGTCTGGACGGAGGCGAAGGTACGCATCATTTCAGCCCTTTCTTGAGATCGTTGTCGTCGAGAACCTTCTTGGTCATCTCACCCTCCGACTTGGCGATTCCATCACACTTCGGGCAGGTAGAGCTAACACCCACCCATTGGTGACCGCATGAGTTGCAACGAAAGTCCTGTGGCTTCATGGCAGCCGCAAGCTTATCGGCTAACGGGTGGCGGAGGATAGTGTCCAACGGGGAGCGGTTCATCCTTCTTGTCCTTGTGTGCGTCGGCGGCAGCCTGCGCTTCTTTGGCGATGCGCGCAATATCATCTTCGATGCGGCGCTTCTCTTCTTCTGGGTCCCCATCGAGCTTCTTGAGCAGATCACCAGCATTCAGCCCAGCACCACTTTCTGAGCGGAGGGCAGCGCGGGCGATCCGCTCCTGCTTGGAATCCTCCTCAAAGCACGCCACATCGTTGCGCTGGAGGTCTGCGATGAGTCCATGGAACATCTCAGCGACATGTTCGTTAGGGTCCTTGGGGTGGCTCATCAGGCTGCCTTCTTCTTCTTCGACTTGAACGTCGGGGTCTTCTCTGGAGGAATATCAGCTTCTTCTCCGGTGAGGTTGTCGAGTGGAGTCTGTGAAGAGTTGACCGCCATGTACTCCAAGGCACGCCCTCGGAGGTTCTTCCCCTTGATCAGAGGGCTGATCCGGATGACCTCATCCTCGATGATCTGCTTCTGGTCACGGGCGACCCAGAATGTGACAGCCTCGAACTCACCGCCATCCTTGGTTCTGGTCTTGGGCTTGACTGCTTCGAGTGCGGAGTGGAGGCGAACGCCGTCCACGTAGCGATCGTTCTTGTTCACGCCGACGCGCTGCATGAACTCACCCTGCGCGTCGCGGTCGGGGAACACTACTACTGCGTAGAACTCAGGATCGGAGGCTTCAATATCGCGCTGCGTGTGCTCCTTGCGCTCACGCTTCATGCGCTGGATCTTGGCGATCTCGTCGATGTCGCGTTGAACGGCGGAGGGCGCTTTGTCGAGGTCGAACATCGACACCTCGTACTTCGAGTCCTCGAAGATCAGCTGGAGGTCCATGTCGTCGAAGCCGGCCTTCTTGTAGTCGATGTCTTCCTCCGTGATCATCGTACCGAGTGCATCGACGTCCCACGTACCCATCGCGCTCTGGTTGTTGAAGAAGATGTTCTGCTCCTTCTCATCCTTGCTGCTGAGGTCGACCACCGAGAGATCCATCTCGTAGTCATCTGATCCTTCGATGGCATCGATGATGCTAAGCCGCTGGTGGCCGGACACGAGGTTGCCGGTGCGCTTGTTCCACACGAGCGGAGAGAGCAGACCCTTCTTCTTGAGGTTCTCGTTCAGCTTCTTGCGCGCGTGGTCATCGATCTGCCTCGGATTGTATGGGGCATTCTTGATCGCTTTGCGATCGACGCGCTCCACGATGAACTTCTGCACGTTGGTGAGCTTTCCGCTCTTGGTCTTCTTCATTGCTTCAACGCCCCTTGAGAGACGATCTCCAGGTGTCCACGTAGGTCTTCTGCTTCCAGCTCTTCTTCTTCATCTCGTAACGAGCGAGCTTGCTCTCGACATAGGGGAACACCTCCATGATCTTGGCATAGTCATCTGGGAAGCGTTCACGAATAGCAAGCAGCGTGTCCTCGTGGAACCCTACACCCGTCATCTGACGCTTGAGGATCGACAACTTCGGAGGCAGCAGAAACTTGCGCTGGCGAAGGTAGGCATACACCGAAGCCTCATTCCATCGCATCAAGGGGTACACGCGACGGCCCTTGGTATCGAAACCACCACAGGATTTCAACATCGCGATGCGTTCGATCGAATCGGCTAAGCGGTGGCCATAGGCGATCCAATCGCACCCGGATGCCTCGCGCGCTGCGCGCTCAATGTCTAGCTGCTTGAGCCGCCGCCCAGTATCCGCGCCGTTCCAGTGCGGCATGTACATCGCGTTCTTGTAGATGAGGCTGAGCCTCCAGTGCGGGAAGCGGTGAACCATGACCCCAAGACGCCTCTCGCAGTAGTCGATGGTCATCTCCGCGCAGCGCAGCCCATCTACGAGGTACATGAAGTATGCGTGCGTGTTCTTCGCACCGAACTCGCGGACGCACTGGTCGAGCACGACGATGGAGTCCTTACCGCCTGATAGACCGACCAGGATCTTGTCAGTCTTCGCATGAACATCACGCAACAAGCGTGCTGTGTCCGCGAGCGGTGTCAGCTTGCCTCGCTCGACGACCACTTGGCTTTGAGGCGGGATGCCTTCTGCTTCTTGCTCCCAGGTTTGCCATGCCTGCTCTTCCCAGTATTTTTGCCGGTCTTCGCCTTCTTCGGCTTCTTCTTCTTCTTGGCCGGAGCCTTCTTGGCCGGAGCCTTCTTGGCCGGAGCCTTCTTGGCCGGGGTCTTCTTGACCGTCCCTCGAACGGGAACGGTAACGATGCGTCTCACCATGATGAACCTTTCTGTGTGGAGTCAAGCATACGTCATGGACGCTTGCGGGAAGCCCCATTCTTCAGGTTCTGTTTAGCCATCGACTCCACAGCGGCACGCTGCGGCTTGGATAAGCGTCGGTCAACGGCGCTTGCGAGTGCTTCACCTACGAACTCATAAATGTCTTCGCTGAGCGTGTATGCGGCGCACCGCACCCGCTCGTAGTGAGCCGGATCCACATACAACGTTACTTGACGATATCCAGGGAGGCGTCCCACGTCATTTACCGCTCTGTGGCGGTTGTGATGGCTTGCTCGCCTGCGGCAGTGGATCGCGGTTGTTATACTTCGCGTTTGGTTTGAGGTTGTATGGAACGT